CCATGTCCTCCCCAACCTGGACAAGATCATCAAATGGGCCAAAGACGGAGCCACGGCAAAGGAGATCGCTGCCAACCTCCATATCGCCTACTCTACCTTCCGCAAATACCTGGACGAGGGCCAGGAGGGGGACGAGCGCTACGCGGCACTTTCGGCTGCTTTCGCGCAGGCGTGTGAAGTGCCGGACGAGCAGGTGGAAAACGCCCTGTTCAAGAGCTGCCTGGGCTACAATGCCCAGATCGTGAAGCACTACAAGCTCAAGACCGTAGAATATGACCCGGAAACGGGCAAGCGCATCCGCGAGGTCGAGACCCTTGTGGAGGCCCGCGATGAAGTCCATGTAGCTGCCAATACAGCGGCGCAAATGTTCTGGCTGACCAACCGGAAGCCGGAGACGTGGAAGTACAAGCCGGAGGCCCAGGACGGCGACGAGGACGAGGGCAGCGGCGTGGTGCTCCTCTCCCCCGTGATGGACAACCCAGGCCCACCGACGGAGGGAGGCGCAAACGATGGGTAAAGTCATCTGGACCCCGCAGCCGCGCCAGGCGGCCCTTATGGCCCGCTTTGAGGACGAGGCGCTGTACGGCGGTGCAGCGGGCGGCGGTAAATCGGACTGCGCCCTGGCCGAGGCCCTGCGCCAGGTGGAGATACCGCATTACCGGGGGCTTATCCTCCGCAAGACCTTCCCGCAGCTCACGGAGCTGATGGACCGCAGCACGGAGATTTACAGACGGGCCTACAAAAAGGCCAGGTTTAACGAAAGCAAGCACGTCTGGACCTTCCCCTCCGGGGCCAAGATTTTCTTCGGCTCTATGCAGTACACCAAGGACCGGACCAACTACCAGGGCAAGCGCTATGACTTCATCGACTTTGACGAGCTGACGCAATTTCTCTGGGAGGAGTACAGCTACCTGTTCTCCCGAAACCGCCCCAACGGGCCGGGGACCCGCTGCTACATCCGGGCGCAGGCCAACCCCGGCGGCGTGGGCCACGGCTGGGTGAAGGAGCGCTTCATCACGGCGGCCCAGCCCATGCAAACGATCTGGGAGCAGTTCAAGGTCCGCTTCCCTGACGGCCACGAGGAGACGCGCTGGAAGTCCCGCATCTTCGTGCCGTCCTCCGTGTTTGACAACAAGATACTGCTTGCCAACAACCCGGACTACCTCACCAGCCTGGCCTCCATGCCGGAGCAGGAGCGCAAGGCGCTGCTGTACGGCGACTGGGACACCTTCGCAGGCCAGGTATTCACGGAGTGGCGCAACGACAGCGACCACTACACGGACCGCATCAACACCCACGTCATCTCCCCCTTCAAGGTCCCGCAGGATTGGGCCATCTGGTGCGGCCTGGACTGGGGCTACTCCAGGCCCTTCTCCGTGGGCTGGTACGCCGTGGACCGGGACCGGCGGCTCTACCGCATCCGGGAGTATTACGGCTGCACCGGCACCCCCAACACCGGCGTGAAGATGGAACCGTCCGAGGTGGCGCGGGAGATACGGCGCATCGAGGCCGAGGACCCCAACCTCAAGGACCGGCGCATCAACCGCGTGGGAGACCCGGCCATCTGGGGCAGCGACGGCACGGAGAGCATCGGTGCTCTGATGGAGCGGCAGCGGGTGTACTTCGAGCGCGGCGACCACGCCCGCATCGACGGCAAGATGCAGGTGCATCACCGCCTCGCCTTTGACGAGGAGGGCATCCCCATGCTGTATGTGTTCAACACCTGCAAGCACTTCATCCGCACGGTCCCCAACCTGGTCTACGACGAGAAGAACGTGGAGGACATCAACACCGAGGGCGAGGACCACATCTACGACGAGCTGCGCTACGTCTGCATGAAAAACCCGATAGCACCCAGGCGGAACAAGCCCCCCGCCCTGGTGGTATATGACCCGCTGGACCTGGGACAGGACCAGCAGTATGACCGCTACGATTTTTACAGGAGGTATTGATTTATGGCACTTTTCGGACGGAAGAACGAGCAGGACGCGACCCTGGGCAAGCCCCCGATGGGCTGGGGCGTCCCCGGCGTACAGAAGGACGAGAGCGTGGACCCGGAGATGGAGGCCATGCTGCTGACGGCCCCCGCCGGGCAGCGGCGCATCGGCAGAGCGGAGATTGCGGAGGCAATCAGCATCTTGAGCGACTACAAGAAAGGCAAGGCCAGCCTGGAGGAGCGCGTGGTCCAGGATGAGCTATGGTGGGAGCTGCGCCATTGGGAGGCCATCCGCAAGGGCAAGCAGCGCACGGACAACCCGGAGTACAGAGGGCCGGAGCCGTCCTCTGCCTGGCTGTTCAACGCTATTCTCAATAAGCACGCGGACGCCATGGACAACTACCCGGAGCCGGTGGTCCTCCCCCGCGAGCGCAGCGACGAGGAGAGCGCCAAGGTGCTGTCCTCCGTGCTGCCGGTCATCCTGGAGTACAACGACTACGAGCAGACCTACTCTGACAACTGGTGGGAGAAGCTGAAACACGGCACGGCAGCCTATGGCGTGTTCTGGAACAGCGCCAAGGAGAACGGCCTGGGCGACGTGGACATCCGGGAGATCGACCTGCTAAAGCTGTTTTGGGAGCCGGGCGTGACCGACATCCAGAAGTCCCGCAACCTGTTCATCGTGGACCTGGTGGACGAGGACCTGCTGGAGCAGCAGTACCCGGAGCACAAGGGCCATTTGAGCGGCGGGGCCGTGGATGTGAAGCAGTATATCTACGATGACACCATCGACACCAGCAACAAAAGCGTGGTGGTGGACTGGTACTACAAGACGACCTCTGCCAGCGGCAAGACGCTGCTGCACTACGCCAAGTTCGTGGGCGAGACCCTGCTGTTCGCCAGCGAGAACGACCCCAACTACCGGGACACGGGCTGGTACGACCACGGCCTCTACCCCGTCGTGCTGGATGTGATGTTCCCGGAAAAAGGCACGCCGGTGGGCTTCGGCTATGTCGCCATCTGCAAGGACCCGCAGCTCTACATCGACAAGCTGTCCTCCAACATCCTGGAAAACAGCATGATGACCACCAAGAAGCGTTTCTTCGTCAGCGACAGCACGGGCATCAACGAGGAGGAGTTCCTGGACTGGAGCAAGCCCCTGGTCCACGTCCAGGGCGAGCTTGACGACAGGCGCATCAAGGAGATTGTCACCAACCCGCTGGACGACATCTATGTGACCGTGGCGCAAATGAAAATCGAGGAGATGAAGGACACGGCGGCCAACCGCGACGTGAACAGCGGCAGCGCCGGGTCCGGCGTCACCGCCGCCGCTGCCATCGCTGCCCTCCAGGAGGCGGGCAACAAGGCCAGCCGGGACATGATCTCTGCCAGCTACCGCACCCACGTCAAAATCAATTCGATGTGCATTGAGCTTATCCGGCAGTTCTACGACGAGACCCGCTCGTTCCGCATCACGGGCCAGACACCTGGCAGCTACCAGTTCATCGACATGAACAACGCGGGCATCAAGGAGCAGGAAGTGGGCCAAACCTCCGACGGCCTCCCCCTCTACCGCAAGCCCATCTTCGACCTGAAAATCAAGGCCCAGAAGAAAAACCCATTCTCCCGCATGGAACAGAACGAGCGGGCCAAGGAGCTGTACGGCCTGGGCTTCTTCAACCCGGAGCGGGCGCAGGAGGCGCTGGGCGCTCTGGAAATGATGGAGTTTGAGGGCATCGACAAGGTGAAGGAGCAGGTGCAGAACGGCCAGACCCTTCTCAATATCTGCCAGCAGATGTCCCAGCAGCTCGACCAGATGGCCCTTATCATCCAGACCCTCACGGGCAAGGACATGGGCATCGGAGCGGCGCAGCCTACCGGCGGCGGCCAGCGAGGCCAAGCGGCAGGCCCCGTGCCCTCCAGCGAGAAGGACAGCCTTGCAAGCGGCATCATGGAGGCCCAGCATCCCATGACCGGCTACGGGGAGCGGCTTGCAAAGCGCAGCACCCCCAGCATGGGCAACGAATGACGGGAGGCGACGTGTTATGACCCAGATTTACGCCGAACGGGACGGCCAGCGCTGCATTCTCTCTGCCCAGGGCCACGCCACCGGCAGCGTAGAGGCGTGCGCGGCGGTGTCCGGCATCCTTTACGCCCTGGCCGGATATGTGACCAACGCCATGCGGGAACGCTATGTGGAGGTCTACACCTGGCGGATGGAGAGCGGCGATGTGCAGCTCGACTTCAACGGGGACGACGGCACGGCGGCGGCCTTTGAGATGGCCGTCATCGGCCTTGCCCAGGTGGCCCAGGCCCACCCGGAGCAGGTCCAGGTGGAGTGCCGGGAAGAAAAATAAAAATTTTTTCCGAGTTCGGGGCGAAAAGCGGAAAAGCATTTGATACGCTTATACTGTCCTCCTGCTTCACACCATGCGGGGCGGCGGTCACGGTGGGGACCGGGCCGCTGCCCTGGTGAAGTCAGGGACCGATGCACGGGGGCGATACACCCGCGACGAAAAAGGAGGCAATCCTATGAACTTCAAGCATTTGCTGGACATCCGGCTGAACCTGTTCGACGGCGGCGGTGCCGCAGGCGGAGCAGGCGCAGGGGCGGCGGCCTCTGGCGACGGAGCACCCGGCACACAGGGCGAGACCCAGGCATCCCCCGCATCCACCCGGCGGGGAAAATCGGGCGAATACCAGAATGTCATCTTCGGGAAGCAGGCCAAACCGGCGGAGGCTGGCGAGGGCGGAGACCCGGAGGGACAGCAGCGGTCCTCCGACGCCGGGAGCGACAACAAACCGGACGCGAGCACCACGTCCAATACTCTGGAGGCCAAACGCAGGGCTTTCCAGGACCTTGTGAACGGTGAGTACAAGGACATCTACACCGAGGAGACCCAGCGCATCATCGACCGGCGCTTCCGGGAGACCAGAAACCTGGAGCAGCAGGTGGGCCAGTATCAGCCTGTCATTGATATGCTGATGCAGCGCTACCAGATCGGCGACGGCGACATGGGCAAGCTGTCCCAGGCCATCGAAAACGATGACGCATACTGGTCCGAGGCCGCCGAGGAGGCGGGGATGTCCGTTGAGCAGTACAAGCAGTTCCAGAAGCTCCAGCGGGAGAACGAGGCGCTTTTGCGCCAGCAGCGCCAGCGGCAGAACGACCAGCGGGCGCAGCAGCAGCTCCAGCAGTGGTACGGCGAGGCCGAACAGGTCAAGGGGCTGTACCCCAGCTTCGACCTCAACGCGGAAGTCAAAAACCCCCAGTTCCTCTCCATGCTCCGGGCGGGCGTTCCCGTCCAGCACGCTTATGAAGTGGTCCACATGGACCAGATCAAGGCGGGCGTGGCCGCTATGCAGGCCAAGGCTACGGAGAAGCAGGTGGTGGACGGCATCCGCGCCAAGGGCACAAGGCCCCAGGAAAACGGCACGACCTCCCAGGGTGCATTTATCGTGAAGGATGACGTTTCCAAGCTGTCCAAGAGGGACCGCGCGGAGATCATCCGCAGAGCTGCACGGGGAGAGCACATCGAGTTTTAAGCCTCTCCCCAGAAGGGAGATTTTAACATGAACACCATCCGCAAATTCATTCTGCTGCCTGTCGCGCTGAACCTGTTTGATGCAGTCATCAACAAGACGACCAGCGCAACCACCGGGAACGACCTTTCCGGCGAGATGAAAACCTTCTACTCCGACTATCTCATTGATATGGCGGAGCCGCTGCTGGTCCATGACCAGTTCGGACAGAAGCACCCCATCCCCAAGAATGGCGGTAAGACCATTGAGTTCCGCAAGTATGACCCCCTGCCCAAGGCCACCACGGCCCTGACCGAAGGTGTGACCCCCGAAGGTCAGAAGCTCAACATGGGCGTCATCACCGCGACTGTGGCGCAGTACGGCGGCTTCATCGAGCTGTCCGATATGCTGCTGCTTTCCGCCATCGACAACAACCTGGTACAGGCCACCAAGCTGCTGGGCAGCCAGGCGGGCCGTACCCTGGACACCATCACCCGCGAGGTGCTGAACGGCGGCACCAACGTGCAGTACGCCGAGGGCCAGGTGGACAGCCGCGCCAACCTGTGCGGCGGCAGCAAGACCGACAGCGAGAACCACTACCTGACCGTGGACGCCGTGCGCCGCGCTGTCCGTTACCTCAAGGTGATGAACGCGCCCAAGATCAACGGCTACTACGCGGGCATCATCCACCCGGATTGCTCCTACGACCTTATGAGTGACCCCAAGTGGGTGAACGTCAAGACCTACTCCGACCCCGACGGCATCTACGAGGGCGAGATCGGACGCATCGAGGGCGTCCGCTTCGTGGAGACCAGCGAGGCCAAGGTCTTTACCCACGCGGGCAAGGACTACGAGACCGGCACCGCCTCCAGCGGCACCGTCACCCCCAAGGCATCCGCCCGTGACGTGTACTCCACCCTCATTCTGGGTGCGGACGCCTACGGCGTGACCGAGATCACCGGCGGCGGTCTCCAGCACATCGTGAAGCAGCTCGGCTCTGCCGGTACTGCCGACCCCCTGGACCAGCGCGCCACCGCAGGCTGGAAAGCCACCAAGGTGGCCGAGCGCCTGGTGGAGGCGTACATGGTCCGCATCGAGACCTGCTCCACCTTCAACAGCTAATCACCGGGGCCGCCTGCTTTACGGCGGGCGGCCCCACATTCTGACCAACAGGAGGTATTTACACTATGGCTGCCAAGAAAGAAGCTGCTGCCAATGAGCAGCAGGCCACCACGCAGGCTACCCCCGCCGCCGAGGCGGAGGACATCATCGCCAAGGCCAAGGCGGAAGCTGCTGCCATTGTGGCAGAGGCCCAGGCCAAAGCCAAGGAGACCCTGGAGGCGGCAAAAGAGACCGCCCCCGCCGCGCCCAAGCCGAACGACCTTGTGCCCATCCGTCTGTTCAAGGACAACGACAAGTACAAGGATGACGTTTTTGTGGCCGTCAATGGCCGCAGCTTCCAGATCAAGCGCGGTGAGACCGTGCAGGTGCCCGCCTATGTGGCGGAGGTCCTGGAGCAGAGCATGGCCCAGGACAACGCCACCGCAAACCTCATTGAGCGCGAGAGCAGCGCCTACGCTGCCGAGGCCAAGGCCCGCAACATCTAACTGAACAGGCACACCGCGAGACCCTAAAAGCGGCTGCGACACGGCGCGGCGAGGTATGGAGGGACCGACCCTTCCGCCCCGCCGCGCCTTTTATCATACAGAAAGGAGGTAGACCCCCTATGGACAGGACCATCAATGTGACCGTGACCGGCGAATTTGTCCGCAAGGACAGCAAGAACGCGGGCGTGCAGGGCGAGGCCAATGTGACCGGCCTGCACATCGTTATGAGCGATGACTGGGAGGCGTTCTCCAAGCGCATCATCTGGCGCAACGCCCTGGGCGAAAGCCCCGTGGCGGTGCTGCTGTACAACAGCGTGGAGGACCTGGTGGCAAAGAAGGACCCGCTGACCTTCGACACGGCCATTCCGGCGGAGCCGCTGGCCCTGGAGGGCTGGTGCAGCTTTACCATTGAGGGCTTCCGGGAGAGCGACCCCACCGCCGTTGCCATCACGGTGACGGACCATCTGCTGGTGAAGCCGAACGACGCCTACACCACGCCGAAAGAGCCGACGCCCACCCAGGCGCAGCAGCTCCAGACCCAGATCGACGGCATTGTACCCCAGGTGAGCACCCTGGTGGGAAACGCCATCGAGGCGCTGGAACAGGCCGAGGAGGCCGTGAAGGTGTGGGAAGCCTATGACAGCGCAAAGACCTATCTGCCCCTCCAGAAGGTGAGCAGGCTGGGCAGCTCCTACATCTGCAAGGCAGCGTGCAAGGGCGTGGCCCCGGAGCTGGACGTGGCCGGAGGCGTGGAGGGTGCCCACTGGCTGCTTATCGCCTCCAAGGGCGACCAGGGAGAACAGGGCGCAGAGGGACCCCAGGGCAAGACCGGCAAGCAGGGCATCCAGGGCGAGCGCGGACTGACCGGCGAGCGCGGCGTCCAGGGCATCCAAGGCATCCAGGGACCCCAGGGCGTTCAAGGCGCTGCTGGCCCGGTTGGACCCACGGGACCGGAAGGACCCCAGGGCGTGCAGGGGCCGCAAGGACCGCGCGGCATCGACGGCGTGGCCGTGCAGACGGCTGGCATGGTCAATTTCAGCGTGACGGACGAGGGGCATCTGCTGTGTACCTACACCGGCAACGAGGCCCCGGACTATTACATCAACGATGCAGGGCATCTATGCCTAAACATCTGACGGAAGGAGGAACCATCTATGCCTACCATTGATCTGGGCAAGGTTGTGGGTCCGCAGGGACCCCAGGGCGTGCAGGGTGCAAGAGGCCCGCAGGGCGCGACCGGCGCTCAAGGCCCGAAGGGAGAGCAGGGCATCCAGGGACCCCAGGGTGAGACCGGGGCCAAGGGCGCGACCGGCGCGACCGGCGCACAGGGACCCGCCGGTGCTGACGGCTCTACCCCTAACATCCAGGTGGGGACGACCACCACGCTGGCCGCCGGAAGTGCGGCCACGGTGAAGCGGCGGGCCGGAAGCCCGGACGCTGCCCCCATCTTCGACTTCGGCATCCCCAAGGGCGCGGACGCTGTAAACCCCGGCGACATGACCAAGGCGGTCTATGACCCCAAGGGCAAAGCCCAGGACATTTTTGCCTATGCAGACCAGAAAATGCCCAAGACGGGCGGCGCGTTCACCGGCGGCGTGTCCGGCGTGTCGCCCACCAGCGGCAGCACCAAGGGCTTCCGCAACATCTACTTCGGCAGCGGCGCTCCCGCCTCCAGCCTGGGGGCCAACGGCGACGTTTACATCAACATCGGATAAGAGGAGGACACGAACATGATTAAAGCAGGCAATCACACCATCAGCGACAAGGGCTTCACGGTGGTGACGGAGAACATCGGCGGGGTCCCCCGCCAGGCCGTGGTGGCAGAGCTGCCCGGCGGCATCAGCGACGAGGCCCTGGCCGCGTTCTGCGCCGGTCCCATTGAGGTGCTGGCCGAGGACGGCAGCACCACGGCGACCTACACCGGCCCCTTCCGCGTGGTCTCCCACGGACTGAAACTGACCCGCACCAGCGAGGACAGCGACGTGGCCGCCCTGACGGCCCAGGTGGCGGAGCTGGAGGCCAAGCTGTCCCACGAGCAGAGCGAGAAGGAAAGCGCCCAGAGCGCCCTTGCACGCCTCAACGAACAGCTTACCACCCTCAAGATGACCCTGGAGGCCAACAGCGCGGACAAGGCCGTGGTTGACGAAGCTCCCAGCGCGGACAAGGCCGTGGTTGACAAAGTTCCCGTGGAGGCCATGGATGCGGCGGGCAGCGTGTAAGGACTGGGCGGAGGCTTCCTGCCTGATCTCCAACCTCCTGGCGGAGCTGGAGCAGCCCTGCCGGATATGCCGGGAGGACAGCCTGGTGCTGACCGGGCGCTCCCCCACCGGCGAGACCGTGACCATCCGGCTGGGACCGGACCTGGTGCTGGAGGCAGAGGGCTGCGACGAGCTGCTGGATGCAGCACGAAAGCGAGGGTGCCCCGATGGCTGACAGACAGACCGATGACTTCAAGCTGGGCAATAAGGCGGCTGATATGTGGCTTTACACGGCAGACGCCTGCGCCAATGAGAAGGTCATCCCTAAGAAATACCGCTACACCACCGGAACGGCCCTGATGAACGGTGCAGAGGCCATCTGCTCGTGCATTGAGGGCGCAAACCTCATTGACCTGCGGGAGAGACCGGCGGAGCGGCTGGCGATGCAGCGGGAGGCCCTTTGCGCGTGCAAGAAGCTGGAGCGGAAGATACTGCGGATGGCAGAAAGCAAGCAATACCCCGGCGTGAGCGGCCAAAAGGCCGCGACCTGGAGCAAGGCGGTGATGACGGTGCGCTATATGTGCGCCGCCTGGTACGAGAAGGACCGGAGCCGCGCTGCCCAGGCGAGAGAGGATGTTCGGCGGCGATAGCTGCCTTTCATTGGGGTATAGCCTGTTCGCGCCGTCAACTGGGGCCTGCGCTCCCCGAACTCGAATGACAACAACGCGTACAACATCAACACCGACGGCACCGTGAACAACAACAACGTGTACAACGCCAACTTCGCGCCGCGTCCCGCTCTGATGGAATTACCGTGTACAAGTAGCCCTTGCGGCGAAAGCAGAGGCCCATCATCAAAGGAGGCTATATCCCGTCGTCCGTGGACATGAACACGGGGGATAAACACATGGCACCGACGCTGCCAGGCTCGCTACCGGGGAAAGCCCCGGACACCTCCGGCGGAGGGAGATACTGACCGCTATCAGCGATGCCGGACCTGCGCTCCACCATCCGAAAACCAAGCAAGGATGTGTGATATGACCTATCAGGAACTATGCTCCTTTGACACCCTATGGACGGCCTACCACCGGGCCAGACGGTGCAAGAGGGGCAAAAAGAGTACGGCACCCTTTGAGTACAGCGCAATCGAGGAGCTGCTGATACTCTCAAAATCGCTTTTGCAAGGGACGCACCAGCCGGACCCGCTGGACGCGTTCTATATCTACGAACCCAAGAAGCGGCTTATCCAGGCCCCGACGTTCCGGGACAAGGTGGTGCAGCACGCGCTCACGGATTACATCGTCTACGACGAGCTGGCCCGGAGCTTCACGCTGAACACCTACGCGGCCCAGTACGGCAAGGGGACCCACTACGGGCTGGAGATGCTGAAACGGCACATGAGGACCTATTTCCTGCGGCGGAAGGGCGCGGACGAGGCAGCACGCAAGGCCGCCGGTCTGCCCCACCGGCCCATGGAGGAATGGGACTACGCCGAGGGCTGGGTCATCAAGGGCGACATCCGCCACTTCTTCCAGAGCATCGACCACCGGCGGCTCAAGGCCGCGCTGGAACCCCGGTTTCCCGACCCGGACATCCGGGCGCTGATGTGGCGATACATCGACGCCGTGGACGAGGGCCTGGCCCTGGGACACCAGACGAGCCACATCTACGCGGTGTTCTACGTCAGCTCCTTCATGCACTATGTGGGTGAGAAGCTGCACCTGCCGCTGGCAGGGATGTATATGGACGACTGGTATGTGATCTGCCCGGATAAGGCGACAGCGGTTGAGGCTCTGCGCCTTGCAAGGCTTGAATTTGCCAAGCTGGGCCTGGAGCTGAACGACAAGACCAACATCTTCCCCTTGCAAAACGGCATCGACTTCTGCGGCTTCCACACCTATCTGACCCGGACGGGCCAGGTGGTCAGCAAGCTGCGCTACTCCTCCATCAAGCGGATGAAACGACGCATCCGGCTGTGGGAGAAGCAGTACGCGGCGGGCGAGGTGTCGCGGGAGAAAATCATGGAGAGCTTTACCGCCTGGGAGGCACACGCCAAACACGGCGACACAAAGCAGCTCCGCAGAGAAATGCGGTCCAGGTTGTTGATGGCTCTGGACCGCGCAGACGAGGCCAGGCGGGCGGCGGGCATCCCCGCTGCCCGGCCCGGACCTGACGAAAGGAGAACAAAACGATATGGGACAGTTACTTTCCAATCTGGCAAACGGCAGCCTGGTGAAGCTGGCGGAAAACAGCAAGCCCACCAAGTTCATCAAGCTGGACAATGACCACTACGGCACCGGCACGGGCGTGACCCTTATCCGCAAGGACACCTTTAATGAGCGCCAATGGGAGGCCAGCTACGACAGCAGCTACAAGAACCGATATATCGGCTGCCTGCTGGACAACTTCTGTGACGGCATCTGGCCGCTGAAACTGGACGAGAAAATCCGGGAGTGCCTGGTCCCCGTCCCCATTGTGGTGGCGGAGGGCAACCAGGTGGCGACGCTGCACACGATCTACCGCAAGGGCTTTGCCCTCTCCTGCACGGAGGCGGGCGTGAGCGGCTGGCAGACGGAGGGCAAGGCGTTCAGCTATTTCTCCGACAACGCAAAGCGCATCGCCTATCTGGACGAGACGGCGACCGCCGTCGGCTGGGGCCTGCGCTCCCCGGGCTCGAATGGCTACGGCGCGTACAACATCGTCACCGGCGGCACCGTGGGCAGCGACAACGTGTGCGGCGCCTACTTCGCGCCGCGTCCCGCTTTTAATCTTAAATCTTCTATCGTTGTATCTGACAGCACAGACAGCGATGGATGCTACACGGTTGAGAGCGTGCCGGGCAACGACGGCGGGCTGTATGTGAAGAACAACGGCCTGTGGGTCCGCGCGGTGTAAGAGAAGCACCCAGAAAGCCGGGCGGCGGCGTGCCGCTGCCCGGCAAATTCTATGAGAGGAGGCGGCGGTATGCCGAGCATCAATGAAGTTATCGAACGGGTGAACCGGGCGAGGCCGGACGCCATCGACGACGAGACCAAGGCGGCGTGGCTGCTGGAGCTGGACGGACAGCTCTACCGGGAGACCATCCTGCGGCACCAGCTCACGAGCGGGCGCGGGGCCAAGGGACCCGTCGCCGTCTGTCCCACCTGCGGCGGGACGGAAATCACCTATGACCGGGTGATGGACAGCAACCTGTGTCCGGCGTGCGGCTGGACCGACCTGCCGGACTTTCCCAAGGCGTTCCCGGAGGACGGGGACAAGCCCTTGCTGGTGGAGGCCCCCTACGACGGGCTGTACGACCTGTACCTTATGAGCAAGGTGGACTTCTACAACCGGGAGGCCGACAACTACAACAACTCCGCCCTGGCGTACAACGCAGCGCTGGACGAATGGCGGAAACAGTATCACCGCAGGCACCTGCCCATCGGCGGCGGGGGTCTGACGGGGCTATTTTAGGAGGAGGGGCGAGATGAACCTGCCATACATGACGGCGGCGACCGGCAAGAACCGCAAGCAAATCATCGCCTTTGCCGGGCTGAACTACGGCCAGGGAGCCGGAGACGGCGAACTGGCAGAGAGTTGGGGCCTCTCCTCCGCCCGCTTCCCGTGCCTCAGTCAGCGGGACGGGCGCAAGACCGCCGGGACCTACACCAGCCCCACGGGGCTGTACGCACGGGGGAAGCTGTGCGTGGTGGACGGGACCGACTTTCTCTATGACGGCAAGGTGGTGGGCCATGTGACTGCGGGCGAAAAGCAGTTTGCCACCATCAACACCAAAATCGTCATTTTCCCCGATAAGGTCTACTACGACACGGAGGCGGAGAAGTTTGGGATGCTGGCTGCGGAATACCCCGGCTTCCCCGGCGACGTGACCTTCACGGCCAACACCCTGACCGTGCCGGAGCAGAGCTACATCGACCAGGCGGCGGAAAACGCAGAGACCAAGGGCAGCGTGGCCGCCGACACATCCATCACCGCCTACACCGGGGCCAGCGTGAACAAGACCACGGGAGCGCTGACTATGAGCGGCGGGACCGCAGGGACCCCGGACAAGCTCAAGGCGGGCGATTACATTCAATACGACTGCGACAGCTCCAAGGAGTACATGGTGGTACAGAGCAGCGCAAAGCAGAGCGACGGGACCTACCAGATCACCTATCTGCTGCACACGGCGGCGCTGCACAAATACCCAGGCTTCGACGAGCTTTTCAAGGCCGGAGACGCAATCGAAATCTCCGGCTGTACGACCTGCGCCGCGAACAATGGCAGCCACATCATCCGCTCCCTGGAGGCGCGGAAGCTGACCTTCACCAAGGACATCTTCACCAAGACCGGCGTGGAGGCCGGGACGGTGATGCTGGAGCGGAAGGTGCCGGACCTGACGTGCATCTGCGAGTGCGATAACCGCATCTGGGGCGCGGAGGGCAAGACCATCTACGCCAGCGCCCTGGGCGACCCGACCAACTTCTACGTCTACGACGGGGTGTCCACGGACAGCTACGCCGTGGCCGTGGGCACGGAGGGCGAGTTCACCGGGTGCATCGCCTACTCCAGCACGGTGCTGTTCTGGAAAGAGAATTGCCTGCACAAGGTCCTGGGCAGCTATCCGGCACAGTATGAAATCTACACCTACACGGTGCCCGGCATCCAGAAGGGCAGCGAGAAGTCCCTGGCCGTCATCAACGAGACGCTGTTCTACAAGGGCCGCAACGGCGTGTACGCCTACTCCGGCGGGACCCCGGAGCTGCTGACGGAGAACTTCGGGACCCGGCGCTTCTTCGACGCGGTGGGCGGCACGGACGGCGAGCGCTACTACATCTCCATGCGGACGGAGAAGGGCGACTGGGAGCTGTACGTCTTTGATACGCTGCGGGCCATCTGGCTGCGGGAGGACGCGACCCACGCGCTGGACTGGGCCTATCTGGACGGGACGCTCTACTTCCTGGACGGGGCCACGGGCAAGCTGATGACCACCGGGCAGGACTACTCCGAGGAGGGCCTGGTGAACTGGAGCGCAACGCTGTGCCAGATGGACGAGACGAGCCACGGGCGCAAGTGCTATTCCAAGCTGTACCTGCGGGCGGACCTGGATGCCGGGGCCTGGCTCAAGGTGGAGATCAGCACGGACGGCAAGCCCTTCCGGCAGGTGTTCTCCACCCACAACGAGCGGGCCAAGACCCTGCAAGTCCCCATCCTGCCGGTGCGGTGCGACAACTTCCGCATCCGGCTGTCCGGCAAGGGCGGATGCCTGGTCAAGAGCATCATCCGGGAGTTCGCCCTGGGCAGCGAATATTAAGGGGGTGACAGGTCGTGGCAACCACCCTCCCCGGCTCCCCTCCTTCGTTTGACCGCAACGACGTGAACGGGACCGTAAAATCTCTGTGCAACTACACCAGAAACCTGCAAGAAAATCTGGACTTCATGCTGGGGCAGCTTCAAAAGAGCATGACCGCCATACAGACCAGTGTGGAGGGGCTGAACAGCAAGGTCTCCAGCCTGCAAACCACCCTCTCCGGGGTGCAGCAGAGCGTGAGCACACTGGGCAGCGAGTACAACAAGCTGGCAGCCCGCGTGACGGCGCTGGAGCAGAAAACCAACTGAAAGAGGAGGTAATCCGACATGGCAAAACCCGATATGTCCAGGAACAAAGACCTGGCGGGCAAGACCGTCTCCAAGGGCGGCTACAACATCAGCTATAACGAGAACGGCTATGCCACCAGCGCCATTAAGACCGGGAGCAAGACCGGCAAGGCCGCCGCGCCCAGCGCCGACACGGTGAGCGGCGGCGGCAGCGACCGGGGCAGCTACGGCGGCAGCGTATATGACCAGGAGCATTTTTCCAATGACGAGCTGCGGAGCGCGGCGGAGGTACGGGCGGCAGCGGCGGCAGGCAAAACGACCTGGGCAGACGCCCACGACTATGTGGAGCGCATCCGCAGCAACTACGGCTATTCCGGCGACAGCGACGGCAGCCGCTACATCCCCCTGGAGATGGGCGGCGGCGGACGAGGAAACGGAGGCGGCGGCTTCTCCTACGAGGCGGCCCCCACCTACACCAGCCGCTACCAGAGCCAAATCGACGACCTAACCCGCCAAATCCTTAACCGGGAGGCGTTCAGCTACGACCCGGAGAAGGACCCAACCTATCAGCAGTACAAGGAGAGCTACACGCGCAACGGCGAGCGGGCGATGCAGGACACCCTGGGGCAGGTCAGCGCCCGCACGGGCGGCCTTGCAAGCAGCTATGCGGGCAGCGCAGCGCAGCAGACCTATGACAACTACATGGGGGCGCTTGCCGATAAAATCCCGGAGCTGAAACAGCTTGCCTACTCCATGTACCAGGACGAGGGCAACACCCAGAGGGCAAACCTGGAAATGCTGGTGGCCCTGGAGCAGGGCGACTACGCAAAGTACGCCGACCTCCTGGCCCAGTACAACACGGACCGGAGCTTCGACTACGGCGTGCATCGGGACAATATCAGCGACGAGCGCTACAACAACGAGTGGAACTATTCCGTGGGCCGGGACCAGATCGCGGACAAGCGCTACGAGGACGAGACCGCCTACAACCGGGAGACCTACAAGGACGAGACGGAGTACAACCGGGCGCTGGCAAAGGCCCAGACCCTCGCGGCGGGCGGCGACTTCTCCGGCTACAAGGCCCTGGGGTACACGGACCAGGAGATCGCGGGCCTCAAGAGCGCATACAACAAGGCGCAGGCATCCGCCCGCTCCGGCGGCGGGTCCTCCAGAGGCGGCAGCTCCGGCGGAAGCAAGAGGGGCGGCTCAAGCGCCAGCGAGGACGTGTACGCAGGAATGTACAAGGCGGGCATCCGCAGCGAGGGCGACGCATACGCCTGGCTGCTGTCCGCCGGGTACAACACCACCCAGGCCGGAAAGCTGGCCGGGTATTACGCCGACTGGATGAAGAACCAGGGCGGCAAGGGCAGCGGCAGCGGTGGAAAGACGAGCCTGGACTGGGACCAGGACGAGGGCATCTTCACCTGGAACGGGCGCAACTATTCCAGCGTGGAACAGCTTCTTAATGAAATCAGCCAGGCGGGCCTCACCGACAGCGAACTGGCAACGCTCAAGCGTAAGTTTAAGCTGTTCGGTTTTGACCTTTCGTAAGGAGGGAGTAGATTATGGCTTTGACCTTAAAGCAGACCGGGACCGGGAAAACCTGGACCAGCGGCAGCAGAAAGCAGGAAGAGAACAAGCAGACGACCGGGGCGAATACCGCCCCGGCTACTGCGCCGCCCACCGCCTCCGCCGGGAGGACGCAGACCTGGCGGGCTGGTGGGCTGACCTTGAAACGGGAAAACGCCGAACTGCCCGCCGTGCCGCAGGCCACGGCGGAAAAGCCCGCAGAGAAGCGGGGCTTCTTCTCCCGCCTGGGAGACACCATCCGAGGCGGGGCCAAGGGGTCTCTGGCCTCCAACAGCAACGCCATGAGCACCTTCTACGCCATGGGCCAGGGCGGACGCGACGCGCAGAACCGGGAGTATCTGGCGGAATATTCCCACAACCTGGAGCGGGCCAAGCTGGACATGGACGCCATGCTGGCGGAAAACAAGGAAAAGCCCGGAAGCTGGAACGAGCGGGACATCCAGAGCCAGCAGTACATCATCGACGACTGGCAGCGGAAATACGACGCGATGGCAAAGGTGCTGGACGAGCAGGTGCAGCAGAAAGCGACCCAGGCCAGCTATGAGCTGGCGGACGACATCCAGCAGTCCTCTGCCCAAGACATTGAGCGGGCCAAGGAGGGGCTGGGCGGCGTGGGCCAGGTGCTGGTGGACGCAGGCGCTTCCATGACCCAGACAGCGCTCGACACAGCGGCCAACGCCCTGCTGGGAACGCCGGGCAGCAAGGGCGCTTTTGCCATGCGTGCGTTCGGCGGGGCTACGCAGCAGGCCCGCCAGGACAACCCGAACTCCACTCTGGGGCAGCAGGGACTTTACGGCGGGGCCGTGGCAGCAAAGGAAGTAATTACAGAGATGATGTTCAATATCGCCCTGCCGTTCAGCCATGCCTATGGCGGCGGCGCATTGGACGACGCCGTGGAGCGGGGCATCCGCTCCGCCGTGAACCGCTTTGCAAAGACGGACGCGGGCAAGCGTGTGCTGGGCGGTGCGCTGACCTTCGGGGCCGGAGCGGTGAGCGAGGGCCTGGAGGAGTTCATCGGAGACTGGATGGAGTGGCAGATGCCCCGCATTTATGGCGGGGACGTAGCCAGCGCCGGGGAAACGCTGGAGAACTCTCTGTATGATTTCCTTGTGGGCGCGACCTCCGGTATGATGGGCGGCGTTATCACCCCGGCCACCTACCACTACAACGTGGGCGAAACCAACGCCCAGCAGGAGACCACCGCCCCAACCCCGCAGGCAGAAGCGGTCCCCCAGACCACGGCAGCCAATGAGCTGCTGACCCAGGCGGCGGAACAGGCAAGCCAGAACGGGAGCGTGAGCGGAAAGACGGCGGACCGTATTCTGGCGGACCAGGATGCTATGGCTGCCCTGAAGCAGGCAGCGGGCCAGGTGGTGCAGGACGGCATGACCAAGAGCCAGCAGCGCAAGGCCGTGAAAAGTGCCGTGGAGACCCTTGCAAGGGCACAGACGGAGATTTTCGTGAATACGGAGGAAACTACCCCCGCCGCGCCGCAGACGCAGCAGACGGCCACGCAGCGCCCGGTGGCGCAGCAGGCCCACGACATCCGCCGCGTGCGGGACGCATCCTCCGCCCTGGGCGAAAACGGGGCCAAGGCCCTGGCGGCCAGCTATGACGGCAATATTCGCTCTGACGAATACTATGCAGGCTTCGCCTCTTATTACGAGGCAGGCATCAACGGCGCAGACATGGCGGCGGTGGACAGCGACTACTCCGGCAGTCTGACCCAGGCCCAGCGCTTTGCAGCCTATTCCGCCGGGCAGAACGACGCCGCCCTCTCCCTCCAGCGGGAGCAGCAGGCGGCCAAGTATGCCCCGGTGGCCGGGACGGACAGCGGCCTGGTGTATGACGACTTCGTGAAGCAGTCTGTGGAGAGCGGCAGGCCGTTGCAGGACAAGCAGGGCCACGCAATTCTGGATGCCAACGGTGAGAGCCGCGTTTATCTGACCGCCGAGACGGCGGCCAAGGTCAACAGAGTTGCCAAGGCCCTGGGGGTGCGGGTACAGTTCGTGGACAGCGTGCGCGGCGGAACGGCCAATGCCCAGATCAGCGGCAGCACGGTGCTGGTGGAACGGAACAATGAAAACCCCGTGCTGGCTATTGTGGGCCACGAGATGACCCACCGGATGCAGGAGTTGGCCCCCACGGAGTACCGGGCGTTCCGAGACATCGTGGCCCAGGAAGAACAGAGCAGCATCCAGCGGCGCATCGACGCTTATGCGGACCAGGGCGTGGACCTCACCTATGAGCAGGCGATGGACGAGGTGGCGGCGGACTATGCGGGCCGCCTCATTGACGACGGCAAGGTGCTGGATGACTTCATCCAGCGGCACCGGGATGACCGGACGCTGCTGCAAAAGGTCCGGGACGCTATCCGCTCCCTCATTGATAAGCTAACTGGGGCCGAAAAGAAAAAGGCCCAGACAGCCGAGGGTAAGCTGACGGCGGCTCTGGAGGCGGCGGCCCGGCAGGCAAAGTCCTTGCAAGGCCAGAACAGCGATGATACAATGGGCACAACAAGAAATTCTTTGAAGGAGGACGGCGAGGATGGACCAGAAGGAACGCAAGGAACTGGACACTTTACGCGAGAAGGAGCGCAGAACCGCCAAGGAGGACAAGCGATACGAGGAACTTCTGCGGAAATTCTTCGAGGAGACGCTGTACCACGGGGGGGACGAGGAGGACTAACCGCCTCCTTTGGGGCAAAGCCTGTGCGCTCCTGGGCCGAGGGTCACATTGTGGAACCGGCCAAGGGCAGCGTGGCCTACACGGAGCAGCGGACGGCGATGGACTACGGCGTGCCGAGCTTTGTTGTGGCGGATGCGGCATGGGCCAAGAACAAGGGCAGCACCCCGGCGTTCTCTGCCGATGGGCAAATCTTCTTCCGAGAAACCATGCCGGAGGAGAACCGGGGGATGTTCGCAACCCACGAGATCACCCACGTTATGAAGCAGATGGGCTATACGCCCTATCTTGACTTTGTAAACAAAACCCCGGATATGCTGGATATGTCCACACTGGAAGCCCGCATTCTGCTGGAACATTCCGCAAAACACAGAGGAATTGATCTTCTGGATACTGCGCTAAGTGAAGCGGACCAGCTCAAGGTGTATGACGAACTGAACGCGACGCTGTACGGCCACATCAGCTCCGGGAAAATGGACGGTCTAAACGAGGTGCTGCATAAGGCGTTCCACGACTTCGACGCCTACGCTGCGGAGCTGCGCGGCCTGCACGAGCGCTTCAAGGCCGACAATCAGAAGGAAACCAAGTTTTCCCTCAAGTCCCCCATTGAGGAGACGCGGGACCTGCTGGCCCTGCACAACAAGGACGAGAACAGCATCCTGGCTGCCATCAAGCTGGGCGGCCTGCCCATGCCCTCCATTGCCATTGTAAAAGCCAGGGACGGGCACACCAAGTACGGCCCCATCTCCCTGGTGTTCAACAAGGCCACCATTGACCCGCAGGCGGACAGCCGGAACAAGGTGTACGGCGGGGACGCCTGGACGCCGACTTCTCCGCGCCTGGAATACGAGGCGAACAGCGACGCGGAGGAACGACTGCGGAGCAAATACTACGAGCTGGCAAAGCGCGTCGGCTACGACAATGCCCGCCCCCTCTATGATTATGCCCACGAGCTGGAGGACGCGCTGAACAACAACGGCGGCGAGGCCGGGCTGCTGGAGCGACACAAAGATGATGCCCGGATGATGAACCTGTTCTTGGCAGATAGTGGTCAGAACATGGTGCAAGACATCAACACGGAGACCGTAACGCGGCTGGATGATGAAAAAATCAAGCTGTATGACCACCTTATCCAAAGGCTGGGTGAGGATGTCATCGGGGAGATGCGCCCGGTCGGCGGTGAAAGCCCCATGCTGGCACGGAAACGCTGGGTAGAGACACACGGTACAGAACTGGAGGCTGCGTACAGCAGCTATCTGGCTGAACACGGCATTGAGGGCGAGACCCTGCCCGCCAAGAAGCTGATGCCAGAGCTGGTCCGCGCAAGGAATTACCTGGCGAACGGGCCGGAGACCCGGCGGATGGAATTTGACGCGGAAGCAACGCACAAGGCTATCCGTGAAGCGGTTGACCCCGCAAAGTACGAGGCATGGTTGCACAACCTTTTTGACGGCGTGGAGGGCCGAAAGGGCCTTTACAACGGCAAGGAGATCATCGACCGCAACGGGAACCGGCGTGCATGGGGACAGCTCCACTATGCCTACACTTTGGAGAACATCGTCAAGGCGATGCGGGATGTGCAGAGCGAACGCGGGCAAAGCTTCTGGGGTGTTTCGGCTACCGGCATCCAAGCTCTTGCAACACCGAGCTACAAAAGTATCCAGGACATCAAGGCAGACAGCGGGCGGCTGGGCCTTGAAGAAGGAAGCGAATACGACGCAAAGGTAAAGCTGGTGGACGATGCCATCAACAATGTGCTGGGGAAAATTGTTAAGAAAACCGGCGGCACAATGGACTACGACTATGCCGCCACGGCCTTAAAGAACGCTGCGGGCGGGGAAAAGACCGTGGACGCTATCATCAAGAGCTTTACCGCTGACGGCTATAAAATCAGCAGCAAGACGGCCCAGGACATCCAGGGCATTTTTAAGGCGGTCCTGGAAATCCCCACCGGCTACTTTGAGGCCAAGCCCCAGCGGGCCGTCGGCTTTGACGAGGTGCTGGCCGCCGTCATTCCTGACGACAGCAGCCAAAAGCTGCGGGACGGTCTGGAACAGGCCGGTGTGCGGATGCTGGAATACAAGACCGGAGACGACGCGGACCGCCTTGCCAAGATCAACAGCGTGGACAACGCCCGTTTCTCCCTCAAGGCCGGGACAGAAAGCAAGAGTGTTGCCGCCCTGCAAGAGGAGAAC